CAATCCCGAAGGATTGCTTTGAAAAAATATGTAATTGAATTACATAAGGTTAGAAACCTTAACTCTTCTATAGTAACGGTTCTTGTTACGTGTAAGAACGCCTGATCCTTGAGTTGTTCCTTGTGAGAATGGGTTCTCGACCATACCATATCTGGTCTTGAATCCAATTTTTGGTTGGAATGTATCCTGACCAACCGCACGAACCATCTGTAGAGGAACGTATGGGCAGTAGAATAATCCAGCGTCATAAGGAGATGAACCTTTGTATCCGATAACGTAGTACTGAGTACCAGCAACGTTAGCAGCAAATGGGTCAATGTACACTCTGTACTTACCTTGTAACACACCAGCAAATGTATTGCCTGTGTCATCTACATTAAGGTTAGCATTTAAAGCAGGAGTGTAGTCAAGTACACCAGCCATTGTCAATGCAGAAGCAACGTCAGCAGAGCAAAGGATCATGTTACCCTTCCCACGTCTGGTTTCTTGTGCGATTGCGTTAGCGTCTCTTTCCATCTGGAAGATAAGACCCTTGAACTTCTCAACTGACCATCTTCCGTTGGAGTCTGTGTCTAAGTCGAATGTTCCAGCAGAAGCAACGTTTGCTTGAGCACCAGGCTTCGCTACGTTGTAGATTGTTCTGATGACTTCTCTGTTGATTTCAGCAAGAATTTCAGTTGATAGAATGTTTGCTAACTCAGCCTCAGCGTTCAATCCGTGGATTGCCTTAAGGTCTTGTGCTAGTTCTAAACTGTACTCTGCTTTTAGAGCTCTGGACTTCGCTGTAACGGTCACTTTCTCGATTGAGAATGCCATTTCGTTGAAGTTATCTCCAGATGTACCTAAATCTTCAGCGTCATCTGTTCTCATACCCTGACCAACGTTGTAGTCAGTAGCATTTGCTTGAGATGCAGTACCAGAAAGTAATCCTGGATTTGAACCACTCTGTGCAGTTGTACCTAAACCAACGTTAGATGCACCTGTAGCAGTGAAACCAGATGTAAGGTCGAAACCTTCATTCTGACCTGAGAATGCTGTATCTGCTTCGTTGAATAGTGCTTCAGTTCCACTCTGATTAGTGAATCTGGATCTCATTGCGAAGATAAGTCCAGTTGGACCATTCATTGGTTGTACACCAGCTAAATCGTATGCCACCAAGTTAGGCATTGAACGACGAATTAGACTGATTAATACTGGGTCGAAACCAGCAACAGGACCTGCTGCAGTTGCACCAGCGGTGAATCCACCAGTACCAGCAGAGTTTGTTGGCTGTTCTGAAAGGAATGATGCTTCCTCTCTTAATTCTTTTTCTTGGTTTTCTAACAGGATAGCGGTTGTAGCTCGTCTATGAGCGTCTTTGATTGGATCAACTCCATCATAGTCGAGGATAGGTGCCCACTTTTCCTGCAAATGTTCTGTGTTATACATTTGCATTTTGAAATTTACCTCTTACGGTTTATTGTTTGAATAAATGTTAAATTCACTTTTTCGCAGCTCTGGATAGAACATCCAAATAGGCTTGCATTCTAGGAGCAACCTCTTCTGAGATTACTTCATCCGTTGAAACCTCTTCTGATAAGTTCTCAGAGGTGCTCTTTGGAGCACTAGTTTTACTTGGGAAATAAGATTCCTTTAAAGTAACTAGTTTCTCACGATAGTCTGTCTCACTTTCAAACTCAACATTTTCGGCAAGAGTAGCGAGTTTTTCCTTCTGAGTGTCTGCAAGACCTTCAGCTACAGCAGCGAAAACACCGTCTGCATTGGATTCTGCCAATCTACGATTTAGAGCAACATTGCGATCTATTTGCTCATTGAGTTTTGATTCCATTTCATCAAGTTTGTCTACCATGCTATTAAGTACATCATATTTGTCTTCAGGGATTGATACATAATGTTCTTCAAATAGTGACTTCATACCTTCTAAGAAGGATTCAGTCATTTCTGTTTTAAGTCCTGCTTCTACTTGTAGAGCGTTTTCTTGTAACAACTCGTCTGCAACGTACTCAAGATAAGCATCAACTCTTTCTGTTAATCCTTCCTTGATTTTGTCTAACTCTTCAACGAGAGCACTGCATAAGACTCTTGTAATTCTTCTTTGATTTCCGCAACCTTAGATCTGATTGCACCCTCAAAAATAGTTCTTGCTTTGTCTTGGAACTCCTCAGAAAGTTCTTCACCTTCAAGTAGAGCTTGAACATCTGCCTCGATGTCAATTGCCTCTTCCTCTTCGATGACTTCTTCCTCAGAAGTTTCCTCTTCAGCAACTACTTCATCAGTAGCTTCTGATTCTTCTTCAGCGACTACTTCATCTGTAGTTGCTTCCTCTTCCTCGATAACTTCCTCCTCTGTTTCTGCCTCTTCTGCTTTCATAGCTTTGGCATTAACAACATCTTTCACTTGTGCAAGTGTAAGTGCAGGATCTTTCAGCTTTGCTGAATCGTCATCAGGTTTATAGTTTTCTGGTGTAGGACCACCAAGATCCTCTACTGGGATGCCTGATGAGGGCATAGGATCAGCTTTTGCTGCACCTTTGGTGACTACATTTTCTTCGATGTTTTCCATTTAGTGTAAAAAGTTACCGTGGATTTATTAAAATTCGTAAGAATCTATACTTATTTATAGATCTTTTACATTTAGAGGTTATTTAGAAAATCTTGGAACAAACTAAGTTTCTTTTCCTCTAATCTTTGTTGTGTGACAAGTGTGTTAATTGTCCTTTGAGTTTTTTCCGCAAGTTCCTCACGAAGAGTTCCTCCTTCCCAAACCCATTCTTTTCCTTCCATAATTCCATTCACAAAAGCGTCTGGTGCGGAAGGGTCTGCTACTATATCAGCAGCGGTTGCTAATTGGAAATCTTCTCCAACCATTTTACAACCATTACTACTCTCTCTTAGTGATCCGATACCACGAGAAGAGACTCCAAGTTTAACTCCTTCATCTATTAAAGATGATGCAATTTTACCCATTGGAGTTGAAAGTAGTTGTGCTTTCCCTCTAAAATTATTTCCTTCTCTTACGAGCGAGGTAATTTTGTGGGATACACGATCAAGATTAACTGTAGGACCTTCTGGATGACCAAGTTCTCCAAGTGCTCTGCCCTGTGAGATAAAAGTCTTATTATACCTATTACATTCCTTTTCAAGAATATCAACAGGATACATTCTTCCATTACGATTTTTGATACCACCTTGAAGAAACACACCTTCGATATAGAGTTTTTTACCTCTACCTTTACCTTCAGTGATAAAATTTACTTTTGAAATTTCTTCTGTGATGAGTTTCATTATTCGTCCTCTTCAGTTGGTTGTTCATCTGATACTTCTTCCTCATCTGGTACTTCACCATCAAAGACAGTTGAAGCAACTTCAGGTCTTAAAGCATCAATACGAGCAGCTGCCTTTGCCATTAATGCATCTTTTATTTTGTCAGATACATCACTAGCACTAGCGTCTGTCGCAATCAAATCCACTAATTCTTCCATAAGATTATATTATAGCAATATGTTTATTTATATCTCGGCTATTTTGGTATCTTTTTGATACTGAGCATCTACTATTGGGTCAGCAGCTGCATCTTCATCCTCATCAACAGGTTGATCACCTAAAACCTCACCTTCTTGTGTAGTATTTGATGGTATTGGTTCTCCAGTTATTGGGTCAACTTCTGCAGGATTTGGAAGTATACCTTTTTGTATTTCATCTTCAATCTGAATATCAATCTCTTCAATTTCTTGATCTGTTTGACGAAGAACTCTCTTTCTTACAAATTCTGTGGAGTAATACTTACCAATATAAGGTTCAATTTGTGCAAGATTTCCTAAACGACCTTGTATCATTTCAGTTTCTTTAAGTTCTGCAAACTGATTATCATATAAGAAGTCATATTGAATATGATCTACCATTTTATTCCAGTCTTCTGGAGTTACAATATTCTTTAATATTAACTGTGTTTTGAGCATATCATTAAACATATGTGCAAAACGTTTTCTTAAACGACCTACAAACTTTGCAAATTTAAGTTCATCTCTTAATATTTCTGATGAACGACCTAAATTAAATCCACCTTCGGCAGCGATTCTTGATTCTGGAATACCTAATGCACGATATAATTTCTTTTGAAAGTATTCAATGTCGGTTAACTCACCAAGATTTTGTCCACCAGGTAGTGTTGTTATTTCGGTTCCCCGACCACCTTCTCTTCTTGGCAACCAGAAATCCTCCATCATACTCATATATTTACGGTCATCACGAACTTCTCCAGTTTGTGCATCGTAAGTTAACTTATTACGATAACGACTCATTACCTCTTTAAGGTATTGCTCTGCCTTAACTTTTGGTAAATTACCAACATCAATATAGAATATTCTTCTTTCTGGTGCTCTTGATAATCTGTAAATTACAAGACTATCCTCAATCATTCTTAATTGATTTAAGGCTTTGATTGCTTTATGAAGATATGAAAGAACACGATTTTTATTTCTGTCTACTAGACCTGATGTACAATATGTAATTGAATCTTTTGCAATTTTAGTTGAACCCTTACCTGCCTGTGCAACCATGCCAGTCGGGTAGTTTGGTTTCATGGTATAGATGTAGTACTCATCAAACTTTGGATTTGGTACTGCTTCATCACCTTTATTACCTGGAATTCTCAAATTACCTAAATTACGATCTGTATTTTTCTTTTCCTGACGAACATATTTAATCTTCATTGGATCAATATATCTTAGATCCTTCAATCCTTCTTGTGGATTCTTTTGATCAATGACCTTCAGATAATATAAACGACCATCTATATACCAATTTCTAAAAATTTCATGAGACTTTTTATCAAAGTCCATTAATTCTTTAATATATCTGAACTCTTCTCTAATTTTTTTCTTTATACTTTCACTTGCATTTAAGTTTGAAAGTTCAACTTCAACAGGAGAATCATATAGATCACTAACTATTGCTTCATTAACAACATCTTCGATAGCTCCATCCGTCTCTGGATGTAATGCCATCTCTCGATATCTTTTAATTAATTCGTGTTCAGAACGATATGCACCTTCAATATCTACGTATTGACCATAAAATCCACTTGCAATATAATTATCAACCCCGTCCTCATTATTTTTGGGGACAGGGCTAATAATACTTGTGGAATTATCTTGTGTTTCCTCAATTGAAAAACCAAAAAGTTTTGCCATTATATTATGAACTTTGTATTATGTTCTATTTAGCTGATGTTCTCACCGCCTGATACGGGACTATCACCTCTTAGGATTTCAATGTACTGAACCTGAAGTTCAACAGTGAATTCCTGAATTCCTTGAGCATCATATGATAATTCGATAGGACCGACCTGAGTTGGGAACGTATCATAGAAACGATATTTTCTAAGACTTTGACCATCACGATCAAGTTGGAATACAAATGCATCTGCTTGATAATCAGCAGGATTAACTAATCCAGTGTTATCATTT